CTATAATATCAATTCATGAATAGATAACTTGAGTTGTGTTATATGGAGAGTACCCTGCTGCAGCGCAGCTTCGATGATGGTCTGCAGCGTTGCATCCATGATGGTTCACCTCCTTACTCTTCGGAAGGGCTGGACTGCGATTCTTCAGAGTGAAGCAGGGCCTGCTTGATGACAAAACGGCTGGCGGTGATCTCTACTGCGGCTGCGCCGCTGTGGTTGCGCTGCGTCAGATAACCCTTGATGAATACCGGCGTACCGGCCGCGATGTGCCTCTCAGCCCAATCAGCCAGACGGTTCCATACATTGACGGTGTACAGCTCATGCTTGAGCTGGCCCTGACGGGTTCGGTGGGTCATGCGCAGCTGACATACCAGATGATGATTCTGATCTGCCTTGGCTTCGGGCTTGTCAACAGAGACGATGATGCCCTCCAAATAAACTTCGTTCATATTCATACCTCCGTGGATCGCTTGTCCAGGACTTCTTGTACTAATTGCATCGATCTTCGCGGGATCCATGCGGTGGCTTATCAGGAGCTGCTTGCGAATGCTCTGGCCGGGAGCGCCGCACCTGATGCCCATATGATAGATGAATCCACGACAGAAGACCACGCCACGGCGTGGCGTGTTTTTGGCCGATTTTGGCCTGTTTTTAGGGGGGGAATTCAAAGAAATGTAGGAATTTCAAGGGTTTCGAGCACGCCACGCCGTGGCGTGTTTTGAAAAAGAAAATTTTCTAATGTGTAGGGTGGCTGAAAGTTATCTTGTTCGCGTTTACAACAGAACGTACGTTTGGTATAATATCATTTGTAAAAGAACGAAGACGATGCAAACACAATCAGCCCTGATTGTGCAGAACCTAACGCATGGAGGGTACAAGCAATGCTGGACAATATGCAGCGCCTTATGCTGATCTCAGACGACAATATGAATAGCAAGGAGATGGACACGCAGCATGTAGATACTATGGACGAATGTGATGTCATATCGCCCCCTCGGAGAACCAAAACGGTGACCGTTCCACGGGTACAATCAATGCAGGAATATATTCTCAAGCACCACAAACGCTTGATCCTGGGTGAAATCAACCGGCAGATCGCAGGTGGAACACTCAAAGAAATCGCAGAGAAATGTGGAGGCACAGTAACACTTCGTGCCGGAGACTGCCATTTCGGAGAAATGAGCTTCTGGCGGCGTGATACCCACACACTGCTGGTGGATGTGGTTATCAGCGCATATGTATCAGTAAACAACGTTGTGCAAGTATACGATCTGTACTGCGAACTGTGGGTGGATATGCACACGGGCATGGGCTTCACCTGCGGAGAATGCGGATACCTGCAGGACAAACCCGAACGGGATATGTGGATGCTGAGCAGCTACCTTGTACCAATCCTCCGCAAGGATGAAGTGGAGCAGGGTGCAGAGGAACTGCTGTTGCGCCATTGCCCCAAGGCCCTGGAGGATATGAAGGAGCATGATGCCTACCTGCTGGCTGCTCGCATGGGCTTGCAGGTCGCACGGTATCCGTTGTACAAGAAGAAGGGTACGCTCAGTATGCTCTTTTTCTGCGACGGTGAGATAATGGCAGAAAAGCAGGATGAGGAAGGGTGTGGACTGGACATACCTTGTTCAGTCAGCATTCCGGCTGGCACCATCGTGATCAACACCGATGCAGTGCATAAGGACTGCTGCCAGCTGGAGATCTATCATGAGTGCATTCATTATGACTGGCACTATATGTTCTTTCGGTTGCAGGACATGCACAACAGCGACGTCAATCTGCTGAAAACCAAACGCATTGTGGTGCAAAATGATCGGGTTCCCGCGAACCCGCTGAAATGGATGGAGTGGCAGGCGCGACGCGGCAGCTTCGGCCTGATGATGCCGCTGAGAATGATGGAGCCGCTGGTAGCCAGAGAGTGGGCGCGCAGGGCACAAAATAATCATCATGCAGGGCAGAAATTTGATGGTGTTGCCCGAACGATTGCAGCGGAATACGACCTGCCCAAGTTTCGTGTCAGGGCAAGGTTGCTGCAGATGGGGCACATCGCTGCCAAGGGTGCGCTGAATTATGTGGAAGGCCGCTACATTGAGCCATTCGCCTTTTCTACAGGCAATGGTGAAGGGAATAACACCTTTGTAATCGCCAGGAAGGATATGCTCGCCATCTATCGGGAGAATGAGGGCTTCCGGCAGCAGATTCAAAGCGGGCAGTATATCTATGTGGACGGACACATCTGTATCAATGACAGCAGATTTGTCCGACACACCGAGAAGGGGCTGCGTCTGACTGCATGGGCGAATGCTCATGTGGATCAGTGCTGCCTACGGTTCAGCAGCGTCTACGAGCCTTGCGGCGTGGCGGATTATTGCTTCGGCGCGATGAACAGCGATGAGGCTTACAACCAGCATTACATGGCCTTCGCGCAGGAGAAAGGATTGCTGAGCAACAAAGAGAAGCTGACAGCAATGACAAAGCTGATCTCAGAGCTGCCGCTATCCTTTCCAGACGCACTGAGCTATCTGATGAAGCGGGCACATCTGACTATTGAGGGTATGGAGGAAAGGGCGGGAATCTCCGCCCGCACGATATCGCGTATGCGCACTCAAGAGCGGCGGGACTATTCTTTGGATCAGGTGATTGCTATCTGCATTGCACTCCAGCTGCCGCCCTGGCTGTCAAGAGAGATGATCGCCAAGGCCGGTTACCTGCTTCGGCCAATAAAACAGCACCAGGCTTATCAACTGGTGCTGGACTGCATGTTCATGGACACCGTAGAGGATGTACAGCGATTCCTTGTGGAAGCCGGGTGCGAGAAGCTGAGGCTCACTAGTCTGGAATAGAGCAGCTTTGTTAAGAGAAGTCCGGATGCCCTTCATGCGCGAATGAACAGTATAGTACATAGTTAAGACTTACCACTAGAATAAACATATTATAATAAGAACAACAGTAAGCTCGCTGAAAACAGAGCTTCCTCATTACACCGGCGCGGCAGTGGTTCAATTCATAGTTTTCATTGGAGGGATGTATCATCGCAGCGACACGAATCATCCCCATGCACCTGAGCATGGGGAAAAGTCTACCCCATAGTCTAAACGCAAGGATCAGCTACATAATCAATCCAACCAAGACCAATGGCGGATCTCTTGTAACTACTTATCGATGTGCTTCTGAAACTGCTGATGCAGAGTGGGCTCTGTCGCATCGGCAGTACAGAGATCGAACGCATCGAAACTCTGATCAGGGTGTGATTGCCTATCAGGTCCGTCAATCATTTGCGCCCGGTGAGGTGACGCCGGAGGAGGCGAACCAAATAGGAGTAGAGTTCGCACACCGCTTCCTGAAGGACAAGTATTCCTTCATTGTCGCCACCCATGTTGACTGCGATCACATCCATAATCATATTCTCTGGAATGCTGTATCCCTGGATGGCGACCGTAAATTCAGAGATTTCTACCTGTCAGGGCAGGCAGTCGGACGGCTCAGTAACCAGATTTGTCTTGAACACCAACTATCCGTAATAACGAACCCGAAGCACCGTGGATTGAACTATGGCTCATGGCTTGGTATCCTGAAGCCGAAGTCACAGAAGGAACAGCTGCGGGAAGCGATAGAATCAGCTTTGCAGGAGAAGCCTCAGAGCCTTGATGATCTGTTGACTATCCTTGAACAGGATGGCTGGGAAGTGAAGCGCGGAAAGCGAATCAGTCTGCACCGAGAGGGGTTCACTCGCTTTGCTCGTCTGGATACGCTGGGAGATGGGTATGACGAAAACAGCCTACGGGCGATCATTGACGGTAAGAGAAAACCGCCCAAATCAAAAAGCAAGCCCTGTGTCATCAGAGACAAGCGAATCGGTCTTCTGATAGACATCAGGGCTGCAATGGATTCGGGGAAGGGGCCTGGTTTTGCATACTGGGCGAAAAAGGAGAATCTTAAAAGAGCGGCTAAGTCGGTTCGGATGCTGGAAGCAAGGGGGGCACTGAATAGCATAGACATAGCTACCGTAATCTCCAGCGCTCAGCAGAATGAGTCCATGTCACTTGAACATTGCCATGAAATTGATGAACAGATTCAGCAGCTACGTGTGCTCCGCCAACACATCTTTGATTATAGTCGCACCCGAAGGGTGGCAGAAGCCTATCGTGTTTCAGGGTACTCCAAACAATTTGCCGCAGAACACAAAGAAGAACTACGTTGCTATCGGGAAGCGAAAAAGGCATTTGACCGTCTTGGACAGAACCAGCTTCCGAAGATTTCAGAGTTGCAGGAGCGGGAACACCAACTGATCGTTGAAAAGCAGAAACGCTATGCAGCATATCGCCGAGCAAAAGTGGAGTGCAAGCAGCTGCAGGAGGCTCAGGTTAATGTGGAACGCATCCTCAATCATCAGATGATGATTACCCCGCAGGAGCAAACTGTTTCTAATAACCGAAATGCAAAGAACCTATAATTCCTGAATCGTAAGGATAACCAGATTCACAAGGAGAACAAAACTTCCAGATATGGTTTCAGGTATTTTTTGCAATGAAAAGCACTTGCATAATCCAAGAGGAGCGGCACATTCCGGGTGCTGCGCGACATATAGCGCTTTAATGCCTCTTGCAGAAAACGAGGGTCAAGGTTGCTTCTGCTCCGCACAAGATCACAGATCGTCCGCTCAGCATTGTAGGCTTTAACCTCATGTCCAAATGGAGTCGTGCATTTTGTTACGCCAATGTGAAACAGCTCTTTTTTGATCGTAAAGGTTCTGACTCCTTCATCAGACAAATGGGATGGATTATATCCTGTCTTGGCAGTTACGGTCAGCTGCATAGGCTCCTGATCGCTCAAATCAAGTAGATACAAAGCAGTATCATGGGAAAACACAATACTGGGACAGCGGAGCTGCAACAGGAACATCTCATCCGGCCATGCAGCTGGAGATAGGTAAATACCGTGGGATACCCTAACATATCCATGTTTCTGAAGGAACGCTGCAAATCTAAACTTGGTAATCCCAGCGGATACTGCGTCTGCTGTCCTGATAACACCACCTTGTGATGCAGCGATTGCCAACAAACGATCTTCCATCGGCTCACCTCTTTCCATGCTAACATTATATGCAGAATTAGCACGAAAGTAAAGTTCACAATCGGTTTCTATCAGACTCTTCTGAGATACAGAGGTAACGCACATGGTTCAGTTACGAATCGCCGCCCAGCGGCACAGCCATTTCCAACGGAAATGTCCAAAGGGTTTGGGATGCTTCCCAACAAGTTTTGCATGAAAAGTGCTATGAGCGCTCACATGCACCACTTGCCGAACATACATGATATCGGGGGGAAATCTTGAAGCGGAGGTGATGCACTAGCAAAGTGCTAACACATTTCAAAATGCGAATTCTTGAACAATTCAATGTCTGAGTTGCGTGTGCGTTTTGTTTATTTGGTTTATTTGCGAAATTATTCACTATATTCACATGTGAAAAACGTGACATTTCTACAATCATGTGATATAATCGAATGGGATCTTATCTCAATCCATACTGAATCTTTTGTTAGATATTAAGGCATAGGACAAGTATGAGTGAAAGGATAGAGAGGTGTATTATGAATATTTTGACTAGCGCTACAGTGATGACCCTTATCCAAGAAATAAAAGCTGATAGCAGGAAACAATTGATTGATGAACTCAGGCTGTTGCTGTTTACAAACTTATGCGCTAAAGGATACTTGGAGGAATGCGAACCTGAATATTGTAGTGTGCGCTATACTGGTAATTGTAAATACATTCAAGCCATCCATCATATTCAGAAAGAGTATGGCATCAAGTTGTACTAATGTGCGGAGGAGGTGGCTAGAATGAACGCGAGCATGAAGGCTTCCCCTGCATGCTTACGCTTGCAGAAGAAGGTGGTCTGTGTAATCAACGGAAAAGGTGGTGTTGGCAAAGATACTTTCTGCTCTTGTGCGGGGAGGGTATTTCGTTGCAAATCAATTTCCGCAATTACACCGATTAAGCAATTGGCTTCTATGTGCGGATGGAAGGGGGAAAAGGATAACAAATCGAGGAAGTTTCTTGCAGACCTAAAGCAACTTCTGGTTTGGTATAATGACTTACCAAATAGGTATCTCATACAAGAAGTGAATAGCTTCATTAAGGAAAATGTAGACATACTATTCGTTCATATCCGAGAGGCTGATCAAATAGCAGGTTTTGTTGATTACATGTCATCTGTGAGAATTCAATGCGTCACACTTCTTATTCGATCATCAAGAGAGGGGCTTGCAGATCATGTTTACGGAAACGTAGCAGATGACAATGCAGAGGAATATGTATATGACTTTTGCTTTGAAAACAACTGCAGTTTGCAAGAACTCCCAGATGCTTGTATTACCTTTTTGCAAAGAATGCTAACAGAAATCGATGCATGGTAGAGAGATACCTCAATAGGCACAATAGCACGTGTATGGAGAGGAGTACAGATGAGTTTCCAATATGACGGAGTTAGAAACACTTTTTTAGGCGATTCACAGTATTCACCTGATATTGCACAAATAATGTGGCATACTACACATGACTGCCAGCTAAACTGTAAATTCTGTTTTTCAAAACCTGTTCAGCGAACAAATCATGTGGTTTATGATGGTGCATTGATCGACTCAACTGTACAGCTATTTAAGAGTCTTGGTGTTCAGAAAGTTGATATATCGGGAGGAGAACCCTTGCTACTAGCGAACTTGCCTTACCTCGTCGAGGCCTGTATTTCAGGAGGGGTAGCAGTTACAATAACAACTAGTGGAATAGGTTCTATAAACAATACCAAGTGGGTTATGAATAACTGGCAATGTTTCTCAAGAGTTATTGTTTCTCTGCATGGCATTGAAGATGTTCACAACGAAGTGTGTGGCGATCAGAATGCTTTTGGGAAGACTACTGCATTTTTACAGTCCATGTTAGCTGCTGGTTGTGATCGAGTGCGGATCAACACAGTTGTTACCAAGAATATGTTGCCGCATTGGCTTGAGTTTGCAAATTTTATTTCATTACTCAATCCTAAAGAATGGTGCGTAATTGAACCTCATCCCGCAAACAAGTTGTCTACGTTTGACTTGGTAAAAGTATCTCATAGTGAGTACTGCGACAGTGTTAATACAATAACCAAGATTGTGGACTCGAGCCAGACATTGCTGTTGACAAGAACAAATTCTGACTATTCTTCTTATTGGGCACTATATCCTGACCAACACATTTGTCATCTTTCAGATACTGAGGATAGTTTAATTCGCATGGAGTTCACACCAGCAAACATTGAGAGACTTCGCAACTATGCGAAATCGTATCCACAACACTGTATAAAGATTAAGAGGAGGATAAATCATGAATAATATTGCAGTTAAGAATTTTTCTCCGGATTCTTACAATAGCATTTTGCTAAACGAACTTGCTTCATGTATTCGCAATCGTTTTAGATTAACAGATGCTGAAATATGTGTCGAGCATGTCAATGATGAAACTGCCAAATGCGAGCTCTCCGTCGTAATATCGTTGGTTACTGGGATTTCTACTGGCCTTATTGCCAACGCGATATACGATTATATGAAAATTCTATTAGCAAGGCATCCGGATAAGCGACATCAGACGTGGACGATTGAGATCGTTGCGGAGAATATAGAACGTGTAACAGTTGCTAGTAACCACAAGGGAGATATAGAAATTCAGATTGAGGATATCAAGTGATATTCTCTGGAAGAATAAGTTAAGAAGGGAATAACAGAAGATAGAGGTGATAGCTTGTTATCAATCGTGTCGATCGGTATTTCCCACTATGTCCACGATACTTATTCTGATATTCCGTGCGCAAAGCAGGATGCCCAAAGGGTATATGATGCCTTTCGTGCAGCATTGGGTAGAAGCTTTCAATATCATTCAAGTATATGTTTGGAGAATATCACGAGTCAAACAGCGAGAACGCTACTGGAACAGATGAGCCAATCGCGTCAAGATGAACACAATTATGATGATGTGCTGGTGATATATTTTAGTGGGCATGCTGCGCTGGACAAAGACGAAATTTCTTTGTGTTTTACACAATGCGATTCTTCATTGACTGGATCGCTTAGTATCCGTGAGATCGTGCAGATCTTTAGGAGAAATACTAAACTCCTACTTATTCTAGACTGTTGTTATGCTGGTATGGCTCTAAAGAGTGTGGAAACAGATATCAATGGGCTTAGAGCAGCAATACTGGCGTCTTGTGGATGCTACGATAGAGCTGTCTTCAATGCGGAAGAAGGAAGCGTCTTCACAAAGGTTTTATGTGCAGCAATTCAAGAAATACAAAGCGAGAATGCTGAACTCTCTGTTAGTTCGATTGCCAAATTAATTTTTGAACTTGGTTATAGAGATGCCTGTGTCCATTTAGGCAGTGCTGAAGTAGGCGATACAGCGTTCATGCTTGCATCTAATCAAAAGAGTCTTTCCTTCTATTCAGACTTTCCGGAGCGGTTTATTACACAACTAAGGGTATCTAATGCAAGGGTTCGAGAGGCAATGTGGTACTCCCTACAAGATGTGCCAGAGGGAACTGCACTAACAATATGTGAGAAAGTCTTTGGCCTCGAGCAGACGAACCACCGGGAGATTTCAGAGGCGAGTTGGCTTGTAAGACGAGCTGCTGGTAGCTTAGTTTCATGTTTGTCCGACTCAAGGAGAAAAAAAGCATTGCTATTAGCGCTACTTTCTTCTCCATACTGGCAAGACCAGTGCGTAGGACTTATTGGTGCTAGATATTTGCTGGCAAATGAGCAAGAATTGTTTTTGACAGTCCAAGAAAAAGTCAAGAAAGGGTTAATCAATCGCATTGACGCTGTATGGCTGGCCAATCTGTATTCATGTGAAAATCCGGACTATGATGTAAAGATCTATCTGATAACCAACCTGTCAAAAACCCAATGGGGACTGTGTGAATTGCTTAAGGCTTATACCAAAAGCAAATACTCCGATAAGGACGATAGAATAGTAAATCTCGATCAATTTTTCTCATTATTGGATGACAAGCAATTGGCACATGTGCAAGGGTATATTTCATATACTCAAAGCGATCAAAAAGGTCTAAGAAAGGAGCTTGTTAACGCAAGATCTCGAGGACGACTACCCGAAAAGGCTAAGCATAAATTCATTTTGTCATTGCTTTATGGGTCATGGCGTGATCAAAAGCACATAGACTTGTCACCATTTTTAGAGAACGCAAAAAACAGGACTATCGAATCGCAGTTGGAGGATGCAAGTAAGATACCTTGTTGTGAAAGCAAAATGGGACTACTAACTTACTTCACGGACACATATTCGAAGAATAAAAAGTATGTATTCCATTTGCAATGGGCTCTTAATGATCCGAATCTATGGGTGAGACGAGAGGCAGTGAAGTTACATAGTCTGCGAATGAGCCCTAAAAAACTGGAGCCGCTCGTTCAAAATGATGATTTCGATAATTTTTACCCCGGGATTATGGATTTGTTCTTAGCACTTCCTTTAAGTGTATTCCAACATGCGACGCAGCAATGGTGGGATAGCTTTACGCCGGATGAATATGCAAGCCTGAAACATGCTTATGCATTGGGATAATTTTCAATCTATAAGGTTGCAACATGCAGCTTCAACCCGTCAATAGGGGCAGTGTTTTCAATATGGAAGCACGCACTGCCTTTGAAGTGAAGAACGCGCAAAAATGAAAGAGACGGACTTGGTAAGTTACCGTCAACCATTCCATGAATTAACACGGCCAGCAGGGTAATCTCGCCTTGTTGGCCGTGTTTATTCGTGGTTTTTTTGACACTTACGTATCGCCTACTCTTTAAGCATCTGCTGCTGATTGATCACGCTGAGACTCTCAGTACAGTGAAGGAGACTCGCTGCGACTACGCAGAGAGTCTCCGTTACTATCCGCTGCTGTATTGATGCTATCTCTAATTCTCATTCAGGGCTGGGGAACGCGTCTATGTAGGCTGGGATTTGAAGGTTACGTGGAAAAGGTAGTCGCGCAGGAAACATTTGCCTTGGCACTTCATAGGGTGTCTCCCTTCTGTTATTCTGCGCTTGAGCACAAAATAACAAAGGGAGACCATAGCACATATCTCCAACTTTAAATGGCAGGGTTACTTGATTGGGTTATGTCGGACAGAATACCATCTCTGATTCGCAGTTGAACATCGGCGATACATGCTATTTCTGAATCATGTGTAGCCATAATGACTGTGCATTGCTGTTCGTGTGCGAGTTTCAGAAATATTCTGGCGATATTTTGCGCGTTCGTGTAATCAAGATTACCAGTAGGTTCATCAGCGAGCAAGACCTTTACGCCAGAGCAAACAGCGCGGGCAATTGCCACTCGTTGTTGCTCCCCGCCAGAGAGCATTGAAGGTAAACGTTTGAACAATTTTTCTTCTAAGCCAAGCGTTTTGAGATGCAGACTAGCGCTCTGGTAGGCTTGTTTCATTGGGATGTGTTGTAGAAGAAGAGGATATGCGGCATTCTCCTGAACTGTAAGATATGGTAACAGATTGTATTGTTGAAATATCATTGCAACTTGCGTTGCTCTGTATTCTTGAGCAGAGTAATCTACTATGTTCTTCTTGTCCAGGAAAATTTCACCTGTTGTGGGCTTATCAAAACCCATGATCAAGGAAAGTAATGTACTTTTTCCACTTCCACTTGGTCCCATTATTGAATATAGCTTGCCGGACTCAAATATGTAGCTAATATCTTTAAGTGCTTCAACTCGCTCTTTCTTATTAGTGTATGCATAGGAGACATTCTTCAATCGTATCATTTTCACACCTCCCTGTGGCTGATGTGTCTTAATACTGGCTTGGTTAAGTCTAGTAGTAGAGATATCAATGCGCCAAATAGAAATGCAAGAAGTAACAGAGTAAGAGAAGCCACCGAAGTGCTGCTGAGAGTGAGAATCATTGCGACTCCAATGCAGCATCCTGTAGTAATTTCCAATAAGGTTTGCAGCATGATGGAAATGATGCTACGCCCTAGACTAATCATGAGTGCGTGTTCCCACTGTCTTGTGCGTAACAATAATGATGTTGTAGCCGCACCTACTATTATGATAGATCCTACTAATACAGGTCGGAGGAGTTCGAGTAGAAACAGGTTGCGCTTAGAGTGCAGCATGCATTTTTGATACTGAAAATCATTGATAAGTAAGATTTCTGAAGAATTTGCGGAGGAGGCGCTGCCAATTGCAAACATTTCATGAAAGGCCTCTTGCATTGCTGTTAATTGAGAGTTATCAGCCAGTAAGAATGAAAACTCGTCTAAAGATTGCCCGTGAAAACCGTAGTAAGCATATACGTCCCTATATGCTTGCCATGGAACAACTATTGTATGCTCAAGTCCAGCAATGGTACCAGCTACTTCAATGAGAAGAGTCGCCCCACTCGGCATCAGCACTGACAAATGGTCATTACTGACAACCCCGAGTAAATCCTCACTAATGAGACAAGCCGTAGTTGATTCATTAAGAAAGGAAACGTCCCTCCCATTGACAATGCTAACACTGGCATCACGGAGCGGTAGCCATGCATCCATACTGTTTACTGCGGCAAAGACAACGGAATTCCCATTGTCGGATAGATGCACACCATCCATTTGAGTTACAATGCGCACTTCTGACATATATGTGCTCATTCCGTTTGCTTGATCGTAGTAGGAACCCTGCGCATATTGGTAGCTTGCATTAAGATGATTTGTCTGTCCTGTTATGCGATTAGCAAGAACACACCATATTTCGGTTTCTTCAGATAAACGCAGTAGGCTTTCCTGACGTGACTGTAAAGAGCTTTGTAGGTGGTTCATCAATACGGCAAGAGCACTAAAGACAACGATGACTATAAGCGTAGCAAATGGCTTGCGCAATATTCGTTTGAGATACTCAGGCATATTTTCACCCTCCTCTATTTACCTTACTATTAACAAAAGCTAAACAAAGCAGCATTGACGCGTTGGAGATTATCGAGAGAGTAATGAAATGGAAACAAAATGCACTAATGAATTCTGTGATGGGACAATCAACTAAAGCTGTAGCACGACTTGCTGATGAATTCAACGTGCTTAGCGAAAGAACACTAAATCTGCTTAATATACTACGCAACTCGTCACAGCATGCGAAGGAAAGAAGCAGTGCAATAATACATGCAAAGAGACCAGTAAAAAGGATTCCTGTAATATGATATTCATGCACCCAACGACGAGTGGAACCAAGCAGCAGTAATTGTCGTTGCTCAATTCGACACTGAAATGCATACATAAGTGAAACACATACTAGTAACACCAATTCTACTACTAAGCACATATTTCGGAGTTGCTTGCCATCACTGGTCATTTCTATCAAGACTGGACTGATGAGGCTATACCCATTATCACTTACAGTGAACAAAGTTGCTATCCCAAGATTATTGAGGTGTTCCATAAAGGCGCTCTCTTGGCCTTTGTAAAGAGTATATGTCTGTAATACGGAAAGCGCTTTTCCATATGATTCACCGCCAACAGTAAGTGTTTGGTTATTCGCTAATGCTATTGTTGTTTTGGGTGTTGTCCCAACGGGCATAGCTGTTTCTGGAATGAACATGGTAAATGCAGGAAAGAATAATGGGCTGGTACCATCATCAACTGGGCCACTATATATACCAACTATTTCACATTCAACTTCAGCGATTGTACAAGTATCTGGGGCGATGCTCATGGAAAACGAGACGCCGCCGGTTGTTGCATTTGTCGAATACATTGTGTCGTTATAGACAAGCGAAAGAGAGATATGGTCACCAATTTCTAGTGCATTACGTTCAGCAATCTGCTCGCTAATAATACATACTTGCTTACCTTGCTGAGTTTCGAAAGTTGAAAAGTCACGTCCTTCTGTTAGGTAGTACAACCCAGAGTGAAATGGTAAAAGTCCATTAATGCCGTTCACACCCACCCCATATAGTGGAACTGCTGCGCGTAGTTGTGTGACTGTGTGTACAACAGTATCAATTGAAGGACTCTCTGGTGACAGCAATTCCGGGAATTCTTCGTCAAGCAACTGCCAACTATGGGCCCCATTCTTATAGGTTGGCGCAGTTATGAGTGGGTAGGGCCTGAGTGTGCGGCTATACAAAGTATGATAGCTAGTGCTTTCGTCGTATAATAGTTTATTTCCGGCTCCATATTGGTGTACTTCGGAACCATAGGTTCCCCATACAACGTACTGTTCACCTTGAGCAACTAATGGAAGTCCTGTCTGATCCAACCCTGTGTTACAGAGAACAACATTAACTTCTTTGGGCGCTGGATAATCGGGGTGCAATGAAAGAATATCATCGACAGAAGCAGTGAAAGACAAATTGCAGCCTGCAATCAGCTGTGGGGAGTTCGTACATGTGACCAGTAATACACAATATGATTCTTGCACTGTAGACGCATGAGTCACATTTCCATAACGATCGTATTTACTGGGGAGAATGATACTATCGGTAATCGCTCCCATTGCACGACCTTCATTTTTGCTTTGGACAATGATGGAGTTTTGACCAAGTTGACTATATGCCGAGTAATCAATAACGTGACGTTGCGTTGTACCATTATGTACATAGGAAAGAACCCATGAATCATCATATTGTCTATGGGAAAGGTGATATTCTTGATTCGGTGAAGCCAAGACGGAATAGCATGATTCTATGGCCTCAACCTGTTCAGTTGTGATGTAATGTGAAAAAAAGCCACAGAAACCGACAAAGAATGAGCAAGCAAGTAGGATGGTGAGTAGAAGATATGGACGTATGTTGCGAAGAATGCGAAAAAGTCCGAATTTGTAATTCATGGAATATCACCTTTCGTCTGGATAACTACGTATTGAAGCCTGGAAGTACCACGAAAGTGGCTACTTCCTCTTGCCGAGCGTTTGTTCGATTGCAACGATATGTGGGAGTGCTACATGAGCGAGCAAAGCAAGAAGGCGTCCTGAACGTTTGTTTTGTAGTTTTGCGGGATGAAGCTGACACTCAAACCAAGAGACTTGTTTATTTACTCACCAGTGACTGGATGAATACCACCGCATGCTTTGATGTATGAGGAGATAGCAAGGCAATACGAACAGGTCTGGTAATAGATATGCTTAACGTCGCTTATGTGCTCATCATCGTGTACATACCAGGTATGCAGGTCGGTGTATCTCTCCCATTCAACACCACTATATTCACCACACACCTCACATTGTGTTTCGAGTACCATGATTTCATAGTGCTCTTCTCGTGTATATGCAGCATAGTTCTTGAGCAACTGCCCTGTCGGTTTAAATTGGTGCTGACATCCGTAAGCGGCATAGGCTGACGTAGTGATTGAAAGTAGAATGAGGCAAGTAATCATGATTACAGAAATCTTTTTCATTATAGTGATCTCCTTTTGTTAGTCGTTTTGTTTGTATTCGGGGAATTGAAACCAAGGATGAACAGTACTGCTGAGCAGCTTGTCATGCGCCATTATGGCAGAAATAATGACTTCATTATCATCCATATTGGTTTTGTCATTAGGGAGTCATGGGATTCTTATTATACACATAGCTGACGTCAGTGTCAATGCTATAAACACGAGTCAACTCTTGGCCGGTGACCTTCTCGTGCTGCAGGGGGCCAGTATTTAGCGGGTTGCCAATGGTACAGAAAAAGCCACCCGGCTATGCCGGATGGCCAGTAATCGTTTGGATATAAGGTGGACTGGTTGTCCAGCCTGAGCGCCATGCCATCGAGTTTAGTTATGATATCGGCGATGTCCTCAACTACATTGGCGTTGCAATGATGATTCTCTGCTGGCACTTGGCGTTATTTGCACCGAAATATACTACTATGACCGCTGTGAATAGCCCTCTCAAGGTCTTTTTGCATATTATGTGGCATCCACTTTTGTAACTCGGCCCAAGTCTCGGGGCGAAATTGAATGACGATGTTATTTGGGGAAATTTGCGCGAAATCTTTATTGCTAGCAAGTTCGCTTGTGTTAATTGAGAAAAACAAAACCTTACACTCTGGGTTCTCACAAATTGTCCCATAAAATGTAATGTCATCCCACTGTAGGAACGTTTCGTGATGAAATACTCCATATATGTGGAGGCCTTCTATACTACCTTGAAATTTCAGTAACTGCCGTAGTAGTATTTGAGACCTGAATATACCATAATCAATAGCGATAATAATACATAGCGCCATACACCATAAAACAACCACTCCGGGGTCAAACGACTTCACGACAAAATCCCGATACCATTTGACGCACAGAAATACTACCAGACTGTGTGTCAAAACTAAAAAACAGACAATAAATAATGGCGAGATATCTTTACTCACTCGCATAGATTTCCCCCCCAAAACTTAGTTAGCTACCTCTTCTGTTTCTCCTTCGGGTTCCTGTAGAACTGTTTTAGTCCACAATGTGTTCCCAACGGACACCAAAAAACCATATCCTACGTTCTCGACCCATCCTTCAATGTTAACCTTGAACGAGTCGAGCAAGTAGCGGCCCCAAGTACCCACTTTAACCAGTTCGCCATTTATTGGAGCCAAACCGAAGGAAACCATGTTACAGAGACCGCCAACTAATCCGGACGCCACATAGTCCATGGCGTCTGTGTTTTCATCAGCAGTAATAGCCGTTGCTGCTACATTGCCAAGTGCACCTGCTCCAGCAGCAACAGCAAAGGCAGCACCCGTAGCTGTACCACCGCTCGCAGCAATCATCGCAACGCCAATATCCACGCCGGCACCGGATATGGCACCAGATACTGCACCGGCGATCGCACCTTCTGCAATGTCCCCGCCTGTTAGCCAAGCATCAACAGCTCCTGTAACCGCTCCAATTGCTGCGCCAAGTACAGTGAAGAAAAACTTGCCATCACCATCGACCCTGCTAATAGGCTTATTCTCGCAATATGCATACATATTGCTTGAAAACATACCTTGAGCAGTAGAGCTATATTCATCTTCATTAATGAACCTAGAACGGGTTGGCGAATAGTATCGTTTCCGAAGATAATACAGCCCCGTCTCTTCGTCAAAGACGTATCCACGATAGCGGAAAGGCTGCACGGTGCCAAGCGTGGCTGCCAAACTGCCCTCCTTCTTAATGGGCCTGCCCCACGCATCATACACATAGCGTACCACAACGTTCTTGTTGCCGTCAAGCAGGGCAACAATATCACCCTGAAGGTTCTTAACATAACTGTAGGGCGTGCCATTAAGCACTACCACAGCAGGCTTGTTCTGTGCATCATAGAAGAAGTGCAGTTCGTTGATGCCTAGGCTCATGTGCACAATGTTTTTGCCATGCAAAGTGTATTTGGTCACCACACCATTGACGGTTTTCTGAACCCGTAGTCCATTTTCATTATACACAAAGCTGGCATCGGTGTCAACACTATAAATGCGAGCCAATTGCCGGCCATTGACCCATTCGTGCTGCCAAGTGCCATCATTCAGCGGGTTGCCAATCTGATCATAGGTGATGGTTGTGCTGTTCGCCTTGGTGAGCTGATCACGCCAATTCGCATTGGTATACTCAAAGGCCATGCTCTCAGTTTCAACGCCGTTCACGAACTTCTTCTTGCTCAGGATATTACCACCTTGGTCATACTCATACTCCCAGGTAGCGCCTTCATGACCATCCACCACACGAGTCAGCTGACCCAACGCGTCATAGGCATAGGTGGTTTCCACGTTATCCTGCTTCACGCTGATAATGTTGCCATTGTCATCGTACTCGTACTCGAAGGTGCCACCTGTCTGAGCGATCTTCTGCACAAGGCCAGTGGTGCTGGTCTTGTCAGTCGCATCATCCAGTTGAACACCATCCACATAAGTGTAGGTGGTTTCGTTGACAGTACCGCTGCCAGCCTTGACCGTCGCCTTTGCTACACGACCAAGGCCATCGTACTCCAGAGTGCTTTCGCCATTATCGCCGTAGCTCAGGGAGGTAGGACGGTTCTCATCGTCGTAACCGAACTCGGTCACAAATTCTTCGTGATCATTGCCAACCAGCTCGGTCAATTTAGATAGGCGACCAAAGACATCGTCATAGGCGGCCTCGCCAGTGTAGACATGCTCCTGGTTGGTCACGTTACCAGCGTTGTCCTCAGTGAACTTGTGGGTCTTGATGCGATAAGGACGATTGGAACGGTCATACGCGCTTTCGGCGATCTGACTGATCATATTGTTGCGGACATGTGCAACCTGACCGTTGGCGTTGTAGGCGTATTCATAGCGTGGATCTTCTTCGGTATCACACTTCACGCCGATGACACGGTTGAAGTCATCGTACTCGTTCTTGACCACTGTGCCGTTGCCAAACTGCATTTCAGACAGCGTGCCGTAGTGCTCTTGCTCTGTATCGTTCTGATACACATTGGTAGACAGTGTAGTACCGCCAAGCTTAACTTTCGTCTTGCGCCCCAGAGCATCATACTCGAAGGTATAGGAGACATCATTGCCAGTGGCTGCATCGGTATTGTGCTTCACGCCAGTCAGTAGGCCACGAGTCTGGTCGTAGGTATACTCATTGCGGAACTCGCGGGTACCATCCGTCGTCTTGACCTTCACAATGCGACGGAGAGCGTCATGCTCGTAGTCGACGGCCTGCCCCTTGGGATCGCTGACGCGAGTAGTGATGCCCTTGTCGGCATCGACCTCGGTAGTCACCGTCTTGCCGCGTGCGTCCGTCTGCTTGTGAATATAGTTGCCATCGTGCTGGAACTCAGTGGTGCTGCGAGTGATGGCGGTCACATTGCCGACTGCGCCGGAGGTGTCCGAACGAGTGGCGTTGCCGCAGGCATCGTAGGTAAAGTAGCCGTCCGTACCCAGCGGAGAGTGAGACTCCAGCAGCAGATGCTGCTTCTGAGCTTCCTCGGTATCACCATAGGAGAAGGTGCTGCTCTTGGTGTGGCCAGGTGCGGTGTACTGGATCATGTTGTCATGGTCGTCATACTCCGTCTTCTTCACGCCGCCGTACAGCTGGATAGCCTTCTTGCGGTTGCCCTTGGCGTCGTACACATAGTCCGTGCCGAAGGCTTCAGGATACAGGTACAGGCCAGTGAAGTCAGCATGGTTCATCTGGCGGTTCATGTACAGGGAGAAGCGAACCTTGGTGTAGTTGTAGGGAGCAACGATACTGCCGCTTGCGAACTGCCAGCCATCCTCGCCGTAATTGAAGTTGACGCGACCACCCAAATACCAGTTGGTCGTATTAGCGGTAAAGTAGACTGACAGAGAACAGTATACAACGCCAGCCTCATCCATCTTTTTAGCAAAAGACTTGCACCAGCCACCAGCGGTGAAACGGTCACCAGCATTGCCGTAACAGCGGAAATCCTGATTCAGGGTGATGTTACGGTTGTAGCGGCCTTCGACACGCGCAGCCTTGGAGGTGCGCAGGAACTCAGGTGCCATTTTGCCGTCAATATCATCTGCAACGGACAGATCCTGGATGGAGATATAGCTGCTGTCACCATCGCCAATCGCCCAGCCCGTAGGAACGGTACTGCCGGAGGTTTCATGAATGAAATCGCTGTTCTGCAGCATGTTGAAATGGTTGCAGGTCAGACCTTCTTCGAGCTGCATGCAGTCAATCCAGAAGTAGCCGTAAGATGTCATGCCGATGGCTTCACAGTATACGTTTTCGGAAGCGGCTTCGGGCAGGGTGAAGGAAACGGATACACGCTGGAACGGAGCATCGCTTGCATTCTCGGACACCGGTACCACATCAGAGTTGAAGTATTTGGTAGCGCCATTGATCGTGTAAGCAACTCGCACGAATGCCTTGGGAGCGCCAGAACGCATATAGCCAGACAGAGTATAGGGCTTACCGGGAATCAGCGTCGCGGCCTGACGAATGTATGCTTCACTGCCAGTGGGAACCAGAATCTTGTAGGAGACAGGACCCCACTGGGTGTTTGCCTGATCACGGGTAAAGGTACCGGTGCTGCTCTTCTCCCAAACGGAGCTGTTGGCATCCATCATATGATCCAGCAGCATATTTTTGACGGCACGCTGCATACGGGAACGGGTCGTAGCGTGGTTGATGGGAGTGTTGGCGTTGTCGTCGCTCTGATCGTACTCGGTGTAGACGGCGTAGCCCAGGCCATCATCAATGCTGATCTGATTACCATTATCATTGAAATGGTAGCGGAGGGTCTTGCCGGAGATGTTGTCGGTTACCAGCGTCAGGTGATTGCCGTATGAGTAGGTCACCTTGGCGGCATACAGGGCAGCATTCTTGACATCTGCATCAGAGGAGAGAATGGCAGTTTCGCCAGCTTCTGCATAGGTGATGCAATGGGGCAGACCATAGGTCGCGCCGGTATTGCTGTACTCGTAGCGCACGGCCAGACCATCCGCACCCTGCGCCTGGTCAAGCAGCTCATAGCCGTTGCGAGTGGTGTAGTGGTAGGTGCTGATGCGATTGTCCTCATGAGTAATCGTGGTCAGGCAACCATCGGTATACGTAAACCGAGTACAGGCAGTGTCGGTCTGCCAGGGAGTCTTGATAGCGGTACACTTCAGAGAGCCATCCGTCTGGGTGGTATACACGAAGGTGGTGGTGCGCTCCGCGCCGTCCATGACAGAGTCCACGAACAGCTTATTATCAGTACGCGCAGTCACGACGATCTTGCTGTTGATGGCGTCATGAATGGTCTCGATCAGCACCTTGTCAGTGGCCGGGGCATCGGCAGTGGGCGTATCGGTGATCGCAGGGAAGACCATGCGGCCATCGCCCTTGCTGGTAATGGTGATCTTGTCATCATCGCCAACGGTCAGGGTCAGATTCAGGCCGGACATATCGACATACTGGGTGCTGTCATCCTCGTCCACCTCAAACCAATGCTCGGTGCCGTCGCCATCAGTGTACACATAAACGACTTCCTCGTTGATGTACTCCTTATGCAGGGTCTGATGTACAGAGGTACGCCAGCCGTAGCCGAGGCCAAACTCATCCGCATCGGAATTGCAGGAATTGTAGTAATGGGTGATGGACACAGGCATACGGTTACCGTCCATTGCGGTGTCGCCATGAGCGAAGATCAGATTGCCGTTGACAAGGCTGACGGAGCCGAAACCGGCAAGACCGGCAGACTGACTGTCATAGGTCAGATAGCTTTCCAGACCGGCAAGACTGGCATAATTGACAGTGAAGTAGGGTTTCGCACTACCATCGCTGGACTGAATGCGGACGGTGTTGGGACTGTCAGATCGAGGAGTCAGGATGACACCCTTGTTATCGCCCAGATACCACTTACGAGCCAGCGTCGTCACATCCAGCTGCTGCCAGGTATACTTGCTCTTCGGGAACTTACAGTAATCCTGATAGAGGGGATTCACTTCGGGCTGAGTGGCAAAAGTCAGCGTGGCGGCATCCCAGTCGCCCAGAACCTCGCTGCACATCAGGGGAGTTTCAGCAGTGGGGGCACTGTAATTCTTGAGGTTCAGGAATGCGCCGGTGATGAAGTGGTTAGCTTCAATCTTGGGAAGATCTGCAACGCGCATGTAGCCGTAACGCTTGCCATAGGTGGAGTTGTTGCAGATCCACACCTGATCGGCGGTGTTGTAGAGCGTGGAAGAACCTTCTTTGACATAGGTGTCCACAATACCAGTTTCGCCGCGCACAGATTCGATGGCTGGGTCAAGCACCACAGGGAAAGCGGCACTTTCGATGAAGGTTGCATCCGGAATGTAGGTCATGGCATAGATGCCACCCTCGTAAGTTTCCAGCTGCACAGCGACCTCGCCGCGCTGTTCGTCAGCGTCCAGCATGAAAGGTGCCTGCAGACGGAATACAACTTCGCCCTGCTCATCCTTAACGATCAGCATGTTCTGTTCATTCAGTTCCATCTGACGACCTTCGCTCTCCAGCAGAAAGGTAATGGGACGGACTCTTTCCTTTTCAGCAAAGACCAGTTCATCCTTGAAGCCGCGATCCAGCTTGCAGCGGAGGTCAACGCCGGCAAAGATGCCATTATAAGTGACTTCACCATGCAGGTGATCCAGTACCTTTTCGCGCATGCCGCGAACATTCTGGACAGGAGTGTCATTGATGTCATCTGCTTCGGGCAGGATGGACAGGGCGTCCTTGATGCCCCAGGCCAGATGACGACCTTCTGCGTCGGTCAGGTTAATGAAGGGGACTTCGCCGGACATGGCACAGGCCACGTCCATAGAACCGGTCTTGCATTCCAGCAGAACGTCACCGCGGGCTACGGCAGGCATGATGCCCTGCTGCCAGGCAGCCTTAGCCGCCTTCATGCGGGGAGTGGCGGAGAAACGGTTGTCCATTTCATCCCACTCGCGGGTCTTTTCGTTGAAACGGTGCACCGGATCGGTGTAGGTTACCGCCTGAAAGCGGTTCGCACCCAGGGCGAACACCTTGCCAAACCGGGTACGCTTGGACTTGATTTCCGTGCCCTGGAGCTGATCAAACTGCTCACGGGACATATTGGAACGGAAACGATTGTGCTTTTTGCTCATCTTGATTTCCTTTCTATTGTTGGGGGCGTAAGTTACTGGGAATCGGGACATTCGTCATTCTGTGGCACATTTTCGCTTGCAGGCAGAGCTGCATCCTGCTGTGGAGTCTCACTGTTGACCGTTTTCTCTGCCTGAGTCCGACCTGCAACCGGCGTGATCGTCAGTGCGGTGACCTCGGTCATGGGGCCCGTGCTGGACTGGCGCTGACTGAGATGACCGCGCACAAACACATCCATGCCGACCTGCAGATGGCTGGATGCCCATACCGCCAGATTGCGCCATGCATTCACGGTGTAGTTTTCAAACTTCACCTGCTGCTGGGCAGTCTTGTGGGATACACGCAGCTGATATGCCAGATGCTTGGGCTGGCTGGCAGGGGCGGTGGGTTCATACACGGATACCAGCTTGCCGCGAAGATAGACTTCGTTCATGGGATTTCCTCCTTTCTGTGTAGATTTGTGCTTTGGAGTACCCTAATGAAGTGAATGATGTGGGCATTGACGAGCACATGTCAGAGACGGAAAAGATGGAAAAGGTATTGGACTATTGTGTCAAGAAAGGCTATGTATTGCCGGAACTATTGACGCAATTCGAGGTATGAATCACAGTGCACATAGGCAGCGGGCTAATGCGGCCTGCTGCCTTTGTTATAATTGCAAAACGAAAAACTTGTCGTATTCACATTTCCTTCTGTATCATTTAGAATATAAATGTACGAAGGGAGGATGTGATATGCCCAAGGATCGCGAAAATGAGCTGGTGCAGTTTATCCTGCAATATATGCTGGAGCATCAGTTTGAGAATAAATCGGATATGGCTCGCCAGTTGTCTATGGAAAGCCGTACGGTTCAGAGAACATTTGAACGGCTGAATGCAGGGACTGCAAAAGGCAGTGCGATTATCCTTAACCGAGTACTGCTGTTCTGTGCAGAAAGGAGCGTATCTATGGATAATCTGTTTCAAGAGTTTAACAGCCTGCATGAACCTCCGCCGGTGGATAATGTCGTGAATGAGGATACAGATCATCCGATCTATATCAAAATATGCTTGCATAAGCCAGCAGGACTCACAACAGATGGCGAGCGTATGTATCGTTACATAGGCGAATTTCTTCAAAAGGCATCCAGTTTCCTCTGTTCGCAGTGCAGCCATTGGCGATCACCGGAGTATGATAGTATCTTTTTCTCAAGCGAATGTCCGATCTATCAAATGGCTTGTACGATGATTGAATCTCTGAATGAGAATCACACGGAAGGTGGGCGGCTGGAGAATGTATAAAATGTATCAATGTTCCCAATGCAAAGGGAAGGAATTCTACATAACGATTGTCAGCACTGATAAGCTGGCAGTGCGTTGTAGGCGCTGCAAGAAATCCACCGAAGCAAGGGTAACACTATCAGGACAACGGTATAAGCGTTGCGTGGAAGTAGGCATGGGCACGAGCGAGAGGCGCGACTCTCTTGCCAGGACTGCTCAGGAAACTGATTCACATGAATAAGTTTACGGGATGCATCCCGGTAAAGTCTCCTTCCTTGATCAAAACGCATTCTGCAACCACTACCGAGCAACGGATGCCGATGCAGAGGCATGCCAAATCGCCGGAATGACTGCTCTCACTCAGAGTGTCATTCCGGCGAATTATCTTTTTCAAAATTTTCTAATTCGGACACAGGATGTCCGGTTTAGCTGCTATGATAGATACAGCCCGTAAGGAGACTTGGAAAGGAGGGATGTTGATGAACCAATACGAACGGCGGCAACAGATCTATAACGCACTGTGCATCAGGCGTTATGACACGATTGCAAAACTTGCTGCGGAGTTCAATGTCAATGAAAAGACAATCCGCAGAGATATCGTATGGCTCACACTTTCCTTCCCGGTAGAGGCTTCTCCTGGGCGCTACGGAGGCGTGAGAATCGCAGAGTGGTTTCACCCTGCAACGAGTTATCTTTGTCCACGTCAGCTGTCAGTTCTTCAGAAACTCAAATTGACTTGCGGTGGAGATGATCTGATTGCGGTGAATAGCATTATTACGCAATTTTCACCCAAAGTAGGGCAGCTATGATACACGGGATTTCTGTTCTGTGTGTGGTAGTTGCTGAGTAATTCTATATGCACCTTGACAAGTGAATAGCGTGTTCAGGACGTTCCCATGTGGAGAAGCGGCTTATGGAGCGGCGCGATGATGGCATAGCTGGAGCGATCAACGTGATCCATAGACCCTGATGTGGCAATCAGGGCGCGATGAGGATACATGGGTATAATGATACTTTCTCACGACCCCGCAAAGACTGACGGGGAGTTCCTGTGGCATACGCCAGTCCGGGGTGGACAGCGGTGCATATGGGGCTATGATGCGGTGCCAACCGCAGCCTGATACACGCATTGTTTTCATCAATGAATGGAAGGAGTGTTCCACATGGCATTTGCTATATCCTTTGCTTTCCAGGATGAGTACAAGAAAGCGATTCAACTGCTTGCAGAGGCTTCCCGCATGGCAACAGAATCCAGGAGTCACCTTGCAGGGGCTTCGGATAGCAGAAAGGTAGGATGAACATGGCGAGAAAGAGCAGAAAGAACTTGTCACCTGTGGTCAATGAGGAATACTCATTTGCTGGCTGGCGCGCTGCTGTTTATGTCCGTTTATCTGTTGAGGATACCCGAACCCGTACTGATTCCATTGAAACGCAGCAGATGATTATTCATGAGTTCCTTGAGGATCATCGGGATATTCAGGTGATCGACACCTACATTGACAATGGTACGACCGGGACGAACTTTCAGCGTCCTGCATTTCAGAAGATGCTGGATGATATTGAAAGCGGCAAACTGAACTGTGTGATCGTGAAAGATTTGTCGCGGCTCGGCAGGAACTCCATTGATACCGGGTACTACATTGAACGCTACTTTCCCGGCAAGAAGGTTCGCTTCATTGCTGTCAATGAGGACTATGACACTGAGCAGGAACATAGTGAGCAGGACGCTCTGATGATCCCGCTGCGCAATATGATCAACGAAGCCTATTCCGTTGATATTGGTAAGAAGATCAAAGCGCAGCAGCGGCAAGCCATGAAGGAGGGCAAGTTTGTCGGAGCCCGTGCGCCGTATGGCTATCGGAAGTCACTTGATGATTGTCATCAGCTGATCGTTGATCCGGTGGCCTCCAAGGTGGTTCAACAGATGTTTCAGTGGGCAGCAGAAGGCGCTGGTATTAACACTATTGTTATGAAGCTGAATGACGCCGGTTACTTGCCGCCAAGCCTATATAAAGAATCCATCAATGAGTTCCCAGACAAGGTGCAGCATTATCGCCTGAGCGCCGGTCATTGGTCAAGCTGGTCGGTACGCAGAATCCTGTTCAATCAGGTTTATGTAGGTGATCTGGTTCAGGGCAAGAGTAAAATCATCGACCATCAGCAGGTTAGGGCTGATGAAGATGAGTACACCATTGTACAGAACACGCATGAGGCAATCATCAGCCGGGAGCTGTTTGAGCAGGTACAGCGCCTGATTACACAAGCGGGGCAAAAAGCCGTTGCTGCAAGGAAGAAGTCCTTTTCTCCTAATCCTCTGAAGGGACTGATGTTCTGCGGACACTGCGGCAGAAGCCTACACCGTGGCGACAATGAGCGTAAGAAGAGTGATAATGTATATGTATGGGCATGCCTGACACGCTATCGATATGACCGCAACGGCTGTCCAGGAGTTCATATCTATGAACATAAGCTTATCGCAGCTTTGACCGAACTGCTCCAGAATGAGCTGGATACCGTGCTGGGGAGCCTCGAGCTGGCTTCGGATCAAACTGATGAGGAGCAGAGAAAGGTCGAAGCTATCCGACATGAGATCAGTGCCTGCCGGAATGAGATTCAGCGGCTGCACGATCTCAAACGAGGGCTGTATGAGAATCTTCTGTCCGGGGTGTTGACGCATGAAGAGTACCAGTTCATGCGAACCAGGTACGACGGACAGGTCGAGCAGCAGAACAGTGCTATGAATACTCTTGAAGCGTCGCTGAAGCTGCTGCATCAGCATGACCGGCTCCGTTCCAGGCTGAAGGATGATGCGCAGTTCCTTCGGAACCGTCCGGAACTGGCTGTTGAGATCATCAATCGCCTGATCAAGCGAATCGAGATCACCCATGATCGCCACATCACGGTGTACTACAACTTCACGGATGAAGTGAGGGCGTGGATGGGGGCGCATAGTGAATGAAACGATATGTGATTGCCAAGTACATCCGGCTATCCCTTGAGGATACCAAGTATGATAGCCTGAGCATTGAGAATCAGCGGTTGGCGATCGATACGCATATCGCTGGAATGCCGGAATCAGACTGCGCGGAGATTCTTGAGTTTGTCGATAATGGCTACTCCGGCACTAATTTTGAGCGCCCGGAAGTGCAGCGCCTGATTGAGTTGGTACGAAGCAATCGTGTTGACTGCATCATTGTGAAGGACTTCTCCCGATTCGGTCGTAACAGCATCGAAACCGGCTACTTCATTGAGAGAGTTTTCCCTTTGTTCCATACTCGCTTCATTGCCATAGGTGATGGCTTCGATACGGACGAACACAGAGGCGATACGGGCGGACTTGAGGTAGCTTTCAAGTATCTGATCAACGAGCAGTACAGCCGCGATATGTCTATCAAGTGTAAGAGTGCGAAGTACGCAAAAATGCGTCGGGGAGAGTATCAGTCCAAGGAGTGCATCTTTGGTTATCGCAAAGGTGCAGACGGCAAATTGGAACCCGATCCGGATCAGGCTCCTGTGGTACGACTGATTTTCCAGCTTGCGGCATCGGGCATGGGTTTCACTGAGATTGCAGCCGAGCTGACCAGGCGGAAGATACCAACACCCGGCGAGGTTAAAGCAGCCAAAGGAAACGGTACATACGATGTGTCGCGTTGCAATGGCCGCTGGAACACAAGTACTGTCATCAGGATTCTTGATGATGAGCGATTCCTAGGACACTATGTTCAAGGCGTTCATACTGTGACGGAGATTGGTGGGCATAGACATAGGAAAAAGGCAAAAAACAAATGGTTCTTTGTGCCTGATCACCATGAGCCGATTGTGGATCAGGAGCTGTTCGATAAAGCTCATGAGGGACAAAGGCGATTCAAGCAAGCGAATAAAAAAGCCCGCAATACGCCTTTGTGTGGGAAGGTGATCTGCGGATGCTGCAAGCATGCACTTTCATTTTATCCTAAAAAGAATCCTGTGTATGTTTGCCGTGTTTCCCGCATGGATGATACCTTACTCTGCAACGGCTTTCAAATACCGGTAGCTGACGTCCTCAACGCGGTATTCACTTCTGTGCAACAGCAGCTGTTGGTGGCGGGACCGCCTTCATCTGATGGGACACCATGTTTATCGCTTGATGATATTCGCCAGCCACAGTATGAAGACCAGGTTGCGGCTGTTATGGATTTAAAGAGACAGCTGTATGAAGAGTACGTTGCCGGAGTTATTGATGCTGGGGCCTTTCAGAAGAACAAGGCTTCACTTGATGAGACTCTTGGAAAAATAAAGAGTACCTTTGCAGCAATGAAGGCAAAGGTTGAAGAGAAGCAGACAATTCAAGACAGGCATCAACAGAGGCAACGGCTGCTCGATGATCTTCAGACTGAAGGTACATTGTCCAATGAACTGGCAGAGCAGATCATTGATTACATCACGGTCTATCCAGATAAGCAAATCGTGATTGTGTATAAGATATCCGACTTGCTTTAAATAATGAGTCTGCCTATAGCTAGATGCATTTTAGAACGACTTTCAGTACATGAACGAAAAAGAACTTCTACAAGCGTTGATAAGCATGTCAACGCTTGTGTTTTTTCAACGCATCACTTGCGTTTTCGGTCATTTCGGGGTATACTATGATTGTTGTTGCTATAGTAACTAACGATATGATGCCTTGGTACTGGTGCATCAAGTGGAACAACGCTAATTGTCAGGTAAAGGAGGTGGGATAGAACATGGCGAAAATGAAGATTGTAAAACTGCAACGCGATTTGCAGGGCTGTTCATTTGATTGTGGTAATCCGAGTATCAACGCATTGGTTAAGGAGTCGTTCTATCCCACATTACTTCAACACCTCTATGCTTTTGAGGTGTTGGTAGATGACGTAACTGTTGGCTATTATATGATAGGCTTTCGTCGGTTGTCTCTTGCCCACTGCCCGGATGAAGTTTCAGACTATACATCCAATATGAGTGATTTGTGCTATTCCTTGCATTTGAAGTATATTGCAGTTGATAAGAACTTTCAGCATTGTGGAATCGGTCGAAGAACTCTCCAGCTGCTCCTGCGCAAGGTTGTGATCATGTGCAACGATTGGCCTATTCGCTTGATTACATTACATGCGTTGAAGGAAAAGATTCAATGGTATCAGAGCATTGGCTTTTCGGTATTTTGCGAAGAAGACCTCAATAATGAACAGCCAGATGTTGAGATGTATATGGATCTTCTCTTGAATAAAGAAGCAGTTATGGAGTATTGCTCCTGAAAGCGAGAGCATAATATCTGCTGAAGAGATTAAGGAGGTGCTAGAATGGCTTTGGAAATTGCAGGTGAACTTCATTTGGATATTGAGGAAACCAGACGGTTACGTCACCAAATGATGCATCCGAATCAAGACGTGTTGAATCGTCGGGATGCTTTTCTGGCAGAACTGGACAACTTTGATATCTTGTTCACTGACGGAGAAATTGAGGTTGACTGCCCTGACTTGTGCTTGCCGATGCTTGATATGGAAATTTATGATGTCGATCAGTCAATTACACCGATCACGGAATCGGAATCGGTTCATATTTTTCATGATCAGGAAATTCCGCAAGCAGTCATTGATGAGCTGTTTGCTATGAGTAATGCTGCTGTAAAAGCAGTTTTTTCTCAACCGAAGATGCATACATTCAATTCAGATGATTCTTGTATGTCTGATGCAGCATGATGAGGAGGAGCGAGAATGAATCAAAGTGCATTTCAGTTTTCTAACCCCATTTTGACTGACGTCAGTATGTCATTGAATCGTAGATTTAGGGGATCTGGCGATATCGAAATCCCTGCCGAATTCAGAATCAAGATCAGGAAGAAAAAAGAGGAAAGGGAAGCTATTGTTGAGCTAACGGTTGAATTGGGTGCTGATGACAACACAATGCCTTTCCATATTTCTATTTCTGAAGGTTCAAAGTTTATGTGGTGCGAGGCTGCTGATGATAAAGCTCCGCAACTGCTTAAGCATAATGCACCAGCCCTTCTCTTGGGATACATTCGTCCGATAGTAGCTACGCTCACAGCAGCTTCGCCTTACGATACATACAACATCCCGTTTGTTGATTTTACCAAAGATGACGAAACGCTTGATTTTGTCGAAGTCTGATTACAGGAACTGCTACATGAGTGGCAGTTCTTTTCTATTGTAGACGAACACAATTTATGCCCATAAACTAAAAGTAGCGCTTCCTTTCTTTATCTTTATATGGTATCCTAAATACGTGAAGAACACATCTACAGTGAATCAAAGGAGTAACAATATGTATTTGCATTACATCGAACTTCAGAATTTTCGTAGCTTTGGTGAAATGAGCCGAGTATACTTTAGAAAAGGCCTGAACGTGCTTGTTGGCGAGAATGATTCTGGGAAATCGGCCATTATTGATGCAATTCGAATTGTTATGGGTACTACAGATCAAAGCTGGTATCATATTGATTTGTCCGATTTTCATAATGAGGATCGACAGTGCGAAATAAAGATAAATCTGAAATTTGTTGATTTGACATTGGAAGAACAAGCAGCGTTTTTGGAGTGCCTTTCTTACGAAAATGTGGATAACAAGAATGTTCCGTGTCTTTATCTGCATTGGGTATGCAGGTATCTACTCAATTTTGTTCCGCCAAGAGCCATGACTAATCTAACAACCGGCGTTATGGGTGATGGCCCCGTTCTGCCAGCAGCTGCAAAAGAATTCCTCCGCGTCACATATTTACGTCCGCTTCGGGATGCATACAGCAACATGCAAGCAGGGCGTAATTCTCGGCTGTCTCAAATTGTTCAAAGCATTCCTGAACTAAATGCGGGTGAGAGCGTTTATGTAGAAGGTATGGATCTGAAACAACTTTCATTGACAGGAATTGCAGACTTATCAAACAAGCTTCTTGCAGAGCATCCGAAGCTGCAAAAAGCAAATCAAGATATAAGTGATATAGTTACATCCAAGATGCTTTTGAAGGGCGATCATGTTGATACACAATTTGCAGTAGCAGGAACGAACGCAGCCGAGAATAAGAAACTTATCGCTCTCTTGGAGAAGCTTGATCTCTCGGCAAAAGCGAATAATGGCTCTGGTAAAGTTGGGTTGGGAACAAGCAATGTGCTGAGCATGGCATGCGAGCTGTTACTAAACCGGCAAGCTGGAAGCTCGTTCTTGCTGATTGAAGAGCCGGAAGCTCATGTGCATGCTCAGCGGCAATTACGCCTAATGCAGTCTTTGCAGGCAGAAGCTAATTCAAAAGAGCGAAGTCAACAAATAATTGTTACCACTCATTCGCCAATTCTTGCTTCTGTTATCAATCTCGAAAACATAACGATTGTAAAAGATGCAAAAGCTTATTCCTTGCAGAGCAAGGATACACTGCTGAATGCATCTGATTATAGGTTTCTTGAGAGATTCCTTGATGCAACAAAAGCCAATATGTTCTTTGCTAAGGCGGTAATTATGGTTGAGGGACCTTCCGAAGAGCTGCTTCTACCGACAATAGCTAGAATCCTGGATAAGGATTTGACAGAATGCGGTGTGTCAATTGTTAATGTGAGAGGTACTGGCTTACAACGGTATGCGAAGATTTTTCAGCGTGCCAATTCTGACGAGCAATTGATGATCAAGGTTGCATGCATCACAGATCGGGATGTTATGCCAGACTGCGCTCCAGCTATTTGCATTAATGCGGAGTATTCTGATCCAGTTGCATGGCCAGCCAACCGTAAGTGGAAGACGGAATCTGATTACCCCCAATTAAAGGATAAAGAAAAGCATCTCTTCGAGATATGTAATCGTGCGGATGGTCAGTATGTGAAGACATTCGTTGCTGATCACTGGACTTTTGAATACGATTTAGCATATGCGGGACTATGGGATGAGATAATCGAAGCGATAGTGCGAGTGAACTACATCGAAAGCACTAGAAAGAGTAAGATGAGCGCTATTGCGGCTAAACTATCAGAGTTCAGTTCGCTCGAACAGAAAGCGTCCTATTTGTATTCGTACTTTTCAAAAGATATTGTCTCAAAAGCTGAGGTTGCTCAGCAACTTGCAGATATCTTGGAACGAAAATATGCAGAGGCAAAGGATGATTTGCTTGCTAAACTGCCAGCATACATTCTTGGTGCAATCAACTATGTAACACAATGAGGGATGAAAAATGGCTATTCCGACTCTTCAGAGCATTGAGATAAACGACCAGGATATTGACGATATTGAGAAACTACTGGGCAATGTAGAGTTTGATCGGCCTCGTAGGGATATCATTAAAGATCTGAGTAGTTTTGATGTTCAAGCTTTTCCGGGAAGCGGAAAGACCACAGTGCTAATTGCGAAACTTGCGATATTGGCCAAGAAATGGCCTTTCACACACAAGGGAATATGTGTGTTATCCCACACAAATGTTGCTCGAGAAGAGATAGAATATCGTCTGGGACAAACAGAATTGGGCAAGAAGCTATTGTCATAGCATTACCCATATCATCAGTAAAGGATGAAGAAATAGTGTTGCTTCAAGAACATGGATGGAATGTGGTTAAGCTCTGAATTAGGTGATTTGATACCGTAGAATGAAAGCAAATGCTGACAATTTCTTTGATTGTGTTTTGTCTTTAGCTTGACATAAGGGTGCCGTAGATCATGGAAGCGGCGCTCTGGCAGCCCCATATCCGTGACGATTCTCTTGTATCGGTGCTCTATTGTCGCATGGGGGATGCAGCTGCCGGATTCATCAGTGAATACCAGATCAAGCGTATTGCTCCACAGCGCACCGGCACGGAGGCGATTCTTTTTCTGTTCGTACTGTACCATCTTCAGCAGATCAATGACACTCTGAGGCGCTTTGAATGTCCGGGCCTTATCATTCTTTGTCGGCCCCAGACGGCGTTCTGTATCCTTCCCACGCTTCAGGAGCAGCTGCGCGTCTACCTTGATCGTTCCCTTCTTCAGGTCAACGCGAGACCATCTCAGGCCCAGTAGCTCAGACAAGCGCATGCCCGTATTGATGGCGATGTACAGCAGAGCCTCAGACGGTGTATCCTTAATGCGCTGCAGGAAGTCGGTGATCTGGTCGCCCTCCAGAGGGTGAATCTCTTCCCGCTTGACCTGCGGCAGGATTGTACCGCTTGCCGGATTGCTTGCAATGTACTTGATTCTGAAAGCCTCTGCAAGGGCCTTGCACAGTATCCCGTGAATATTCTTGATCGTCTTGGGGGATAAGCTCTTGCCCTTTGCATTACGCCTTGCAAGCCGGTTTATGAAGGTCTGGCAATCATGCGGCTGCAGCTCACACAACCGGACAGCGCCCAGCGCAGGCTTGATGTGCAGGCGCACATTATCGCTGTAATTCTTCAGCGTTCCCGGCTTGATTGCTCCTGTGTATTCCTTCAGCCAAATATCCAGCCATTCTCCCAGCATCATTCTTTTCGGCTCCGTGTATGTCCCAGCGTCCAGCGCTGCAGTGACTTCACGGAGCTTTTTTGCTGCTTCAGCTGAGGTTTTGCCATATACAGACTTGCGGATCAGCTTCCCTGTGCCTGGATCACGTCCAGCACAGTATTTGCATTCCCAGCGACCATCTGCACGGAGCCGGGGCTGTGTTCCGCTGCCGTTGGCAGCCCTTCCTCTTGCCATTGATAACCCTCCAGATTCCCCCTATAGGGAATGAGATATCGTCAAGACGTTTCAGACATTTATGACGATTATGACGTTACAGACGTTTAGACATTAGCCCTTGCAATACTTCTGGTTCCCTGCGTAATCGCGTGCGGCTTCAAGAACCTTGCGCTTTCCACCAATATTTAGTTGATTATCGAAATAGTCCAGCAGCTCTTCTCGCATAGCCGGCACATCATCATCCACATAAACATGGGCAGGATCATTGGCAGGCGGATTGTAGAAACTCGTCGGAATCCCATCTCCCAAATCTACAGGGATCAGTTGCCCAGCCCCCATAAGCTCAGCCTCTGAAACCTGAAGAACAGTTGCGAGTGCTGTGATGTAAGGCTTTGATATCTGAGAACGCTTCCCCCCTTCGTAATTGCTTATTACACTTCTGGACACTCCGATTTTTCGTGCCAATTCAGATTGTGACAGGTTACGTTCTTCACGGATTCTTTTCAGGTTATCACCAAATTGCATTCATATCACCTCGGGAGAATTATAGCACGGTCTCACATGTGTTGTCAATGGGGACAAGTCAACGAAATTTGTTGTTGACAAGGACAAATGCAGATGTTATAATGTCCTCAATGAGGACAGAAAGGAGTGGTGCCATGAGTAAGTTTACCCTGACTCGCAAGGAAGCTGCCGAATTTTGTAGCGTGAGTCTTCCTACTCTTGACAGTTACCTGCGCCGTAGGGACAACCCTTTGCCCAGCATTCGAGCCGGGCGCAAGTGGATCATCCCCGTCGAGGGACTGCGCCAGTGGTTGCTGGATGAAGCTGCCAGGCAGGCGGGAGCCTGATATGGGACTCCTGTTCGACCTGATCCGGCAGCAGGTGACTGCACGCCAGGTTGCGGATCAGTACGGCTTGAGCGTCAACCGGTACGGGAAAGCCCTTTGTCCCTGGCATAGTGACCGGAACCCGTCTCTGAGCTTTGACAAGCGGACTGGGCGCTGCAAATGCTTCGCCTGTAACTGTGGAGGCAGCGCCATTGACCTGGCTGCCATTCTCTTGAACATGACAGCTCTGGAAGCGGCAAAGCAGATCAATGCAGATTTTCAGCTGGGCTGCGATGACGTGCAGGACAAGCATAGACCTATTCGACCTAAAGGGGTGCAGTCCCCTGATCTGCAAAGGAGGGAACAGGAAGAAGACGCGAAGCGTTACAGCGAATGCTGCGCAAAGCTGCACCAGCTGAGGCAGCAGCTTGCTCAGTATACCCCCGAGAGTGCAGAAGCCTCTCCAGAGTTTACCCGCTGTCTGCAAGAGCTTGCAGACATACAGGTGGAACTTGAAAACATGTCACAAGGAAAGGAGCGTTGAAATAATGGACGTAACACAACCGAACGTCCAGCACGCACAACTGGAAACCATCACTGCAGCTGATCTGCAAAAGGCGGATATCCAACCGCTGCGCTATATCGTGGAGGGTATTCTCCCTGAAGGATTATCCATCCTCGTTGCACCGCCCAAATTCGGCAAGAGCTGGATGAGCCTTGATCTGTGCTTATCCGTCGCAGCCGGCAAGCCATTTCTGGGATACCCCACGCATTCAGGAGACTGTCTGTATCTGGCCCTTGAAGATTCCTTCAGGCGTTTGCAGAATCGTCAGGAGCGCTTGTTACAGGGCGCTACAGCACCGGCAAATTGTTCCTTTGCAATCGCTGCCGGTACGCTTGACGGCTCTCTTGCAGGGCAGATCGACACCTTCATGCAAGCCTATCCCGGTACAGCCCTGATCGTCATTGACGTGCTGGCCCGTGTCAGATCGCAAACCACCACAAGCAGGACAGATGCTTACCGGCTGGATTACAGCGACATGACTGTATTAAAGCAGCTGGCCGATAAGCACCATATCTGCATAATGGTTGTGCATCATACCCGCAAGATGCGAGATGATTCCGATGTGTTCAACGATGTATCCGGCAGCACCGGTATCACCGGCGCGGCTGACACAGCATTTGTCCTTTGCAAAGATAAGCGTGCAGACACCAGAGGTACGCTACATATCATCGGACGTGATGTAGAAGCACAAGAATGCATTGTCGAAATGGACTATAACTGTCACTGGCAGCGCATTGGCTCCACCGATGAAGTACATGCACAGCAGACAATGCTGGAATTCAAAGCGAACCCGCTTGTGCAGCTGATCCAGCACATGGTTGCGCAAGCAGACGAACCTGAGCTGAGGATCACGGCAACTGGACTGCTGGATGCGCTGATGAAGCAACCCGGGAATCATGGCGGCTTTGATTCTTCAAAGAAGGTAGGTCGCTTCCTTGCCTCTGCCGACACTCAGCGCTGGTTCCGTGAAATCGGCATTGAGTACAGCAATGAAAAGACACAGTTTTCACGCTGGCTGGTATTCAGGAGGTTGATAGAGTGAAGAACAAACATCCCTATTACAAAACCTGTCCCGAATGTGGTGCGCACCTTGATCCCGGCGAATGCTGTGATTGCATCGCCGGTGCGTCCCCTGTAGAGACCACACAGCAGCTCAACCGTTACTCTGATGCAAATGCTACAATTCATACCCACTCGAAGGAGGTTAAACTGTGAGCAAGATTGACATTTCTGCCGAATTCTCTATTATGGCATCCAAGCTCAATGCCCTGGAAGATATCATCTCTGATGTGTGCGCACACGAACGTGAAAAGGCAGGGCACGTTGCCCTGATCCGTTCTGCGCTCACCATGATGGCCGTCGAAGCTGAACACTATGCCCGACTTCTTGAACAGTTGCCGCTGATCCCCGTGGAGGATGACAAATGAGCATCAATATCAAGGTGTCATATGAACGCGAGGAGGAGCTGCAGGCAATTACAGACCGTCTGCAAGACCTGGATTTGACGCTGGAGACAGCTCCTCAGACTGGCCAATGGAAACGGGCGTATCTGAAGCAGAAGCCCGTCAGACGGCCTGTAAACCCTGTAAAACAGAATACCTGATTCCCCAGCGTATAACAACGATGGAAGCCGGACGGCGCGGAGATGTGTTGAAAAAACTCATAGCTGCGCCGTCTGTTTTCATAATTCGCCGTCCCTTCTGGGCGCTAAACAGGAGGTAATAACACACGGAGGTATCCTATGTTTGACCTGCTGAGCATCAAAAAAAGTCTGCTTTTCATCGAGCACAGAGAGGCTGTTGCACTCTATAACGAGGCACAAGCTGCCGGCTATTCCCCGGTAATGATTGCCGCCTTGGCCTACAAGCACGGCCTCACTACTGGCAAGAGGGGCGAAAAGGCAAACCTGAAGAAGGTTTACAAAGAGCTGGCTGCTGCCCGTGAGCGCATCGCTGTGCTCGAAAGCAGCGAGAGCTGGCACAAGCAGATTCATGATCTTGTCAGCAACCCTACCCCGGATCGGGAGATACCCGAGTTGACTGCTGCCCCTGATCCCACCGACAACAAGCCTACTCCCGGCGATGAACAGGAGGACGTGAACAATGAGTAATAACCCTGATCGCACATTTACGCAGGATGAAGTGAATTCGATTCTGTCTGAGCGCCTGAAGCAGGAGCGCACGAAGTTTCTGCGGGAGGTCAATGAGCGCGAAGCAGCTCTGACCCGGCGTGAAGCCCTCCTGACTGCAAAAGAAGACTGGACAAAGCGCGGCTTGCCCGCTGATCTGCTTGACAGTCTGGACATGAGCAAAGAGGGCGTGCTGGATACTGCCGCAGCCATTATCGAAGGCATTCGCAATCCTGCAGGACGCACCATGAGCGCGAAAGGAGGCTTTGCCGGAACTCCGGATATAGATATCGAAACCGACGATTCTGACGATGCCCTCCGTGCCGCCATGGGCCTTGAGAAAGGATAAAAAAATGGCAATTGAACTGGTAACGAAGTTTCTCCCGCTGGTAGACGAAGTGTTTGCGAGCGAAAGTAAGACCGCGCTGCTGACGAATAAGAATTTCGATTTCGACGGCGCCCACACGGTCAAGATCTGGAAGATCGGCACGGCCGAGATGAACGACTACGGCCGCACCGGTGCGGAAGAAGGCAACTGGAGCCGCTACGGCAAGGTGCTTGATCTGGATGCCACTACCGAAACGATGACGCTGCGCAAGGATCGTTCCTTCACCTACGTCATTGACCGCCTGGACGAGGACGAAAGCGGACTGGAGGCTGCAAAGGCTCTCTCCCGTCAGCTGCGTCAGGTTGTCATTCCTGAAGTGGATCTGTACACGATTTCTGAAATGGCTGCCAATGCTGGCCACAAGCCCGATGCAGCTGCGCTGACTGCCGATAACATCTATGATGAGATCATCAAGGGCAGCAATGCGCTGGATAAGTCCGAAGCGCCCGAAAAAGATCGTTCTCTGGTTGTAACCCCTGATACCTATCTGCTGCTGAAGCGGTGCAAAGATATCGCAATGGAAACCGATATCGGCAATGAAATGCGCCTAAAGGGTATCATTGCTATGGTCGATGGTATGCCGGTGATCCGTGTACCTGCCGCACGTGTTCCGGCTGGCTTTGGTTTCATGATCGCCCATCCCATCGCAACTGTGGGCGTTGAAAAGCTGGCCGCCTACAAGATGCACCACAACCCGCCTGGGATCAGCGGCACCCTGACTGAGGGCCGCATTGTGTATGATGCATTCGTGCTTGAAAACAAGGCCGGTGCAATCTACTATCACAGCATTCCCACGGCGTAATAATTCCCTCAAGGGCGTGCAGCGCAGGTTGTACGCCCTTTCCCTATAGGGGAGAAATGGAGGTTTTCACATGGCAAGAACATGCAGCATTTGCGCCCGTGATGATGTGGAGATCATCAACCGTGATCTGTTTGCAGGCGTACCCTTTGAGCAACTGCATGAGAAATACGGTGCGAGTGTAGGTGCACTGCACCGGCATAAGAGCCACACAAAGACACAGCTGATCTTCGCCCAGAGCGAGGGCAGCGAAACCCCGGCGAGCGTTGCGCAGCGTATCATGGAGCTGGACCAGTGCGCAGAAAAACTGTACAGGGAATCTGTAAAAGCTGGAGATCGGCTCAATACAGCCCGTGCCCTGAAGGAAATGCGGGAGATTGTCGCGCTGTCTGCACGCCTGACCGGCGAACTGAACAATCAGCCGCAAGTGCTGCATCAGCATCTTCATATTTCGCCAGAATGGGCCGCGCTGCGCTCTGTGATCCTGAACGCTCTGCAACCCTACCCGGAAGCACGCACAGCTCTGATTGCCGCTCTGGGCCGCGCCCAAGCATTGACGGAGGGGGATAGCAATGCTTAAAGACGATATGCTGCTTGCTCTTGATCCCGTCGCATTCAGCCGTCATATCGGTATTGATCCTGATCCGTGGCAGGCAGAAGTCCTGAAGTATGACGGGGATCGGCTGCTGCTGAATTGCTGCCGTCAGGCTGGCAAAAGCACCACAACTGCAACAAAAGCGCTGCACACTGCCGTATACAGACCGAAGTCGCTGATTCTTGTTGCCTCCCCAACACAGCGCCAGTCGCAGGAGCTTTTCCGAAAGATCAGGGACGGCGTAAACGCGATGAACGAGCCTCCCAAGCTGCTGGAGGACAACAAATTGTCCATGACGCTTGCCAATTATAGCCGTATTGTCTCCCTGCCGGGAGATCAGGCAACCGTGCGCGGCTATTCAGGCGTTACAATGATTCTGGAGGATGAAGCCGCCCAGATCAGCGATGAATTCCATGCAGCCATAATGCCTATGCTCATCATCAATAAGGGGCAGCTCATCAGCATGTCCACCCCGTTCGGCAAGCGCGGTTTTTTCTTTGATGAGTGGACAAATGGCAGCGATGATTGGAAGCGCATTCAGGTTACTGCACATGAATGCCCCCGCATGACTCCTGAGCAGCTGGAGCAGCAGCGGCGCTCTATGGGGGATATGTTCTACCGGCAGGAATTTGAATGTCAATTCGTCGATACCGTCGAGCAGACGTTCAGCTATGAATCCATACAGAGGGCTTTTACGGACGACATCAAGCCCCTGTTTCAGGAGGTGAAGTGATTGCCTTTACTACATTTTGACCGGCTCTCCGGGCCGGAGCGCGTCGGGATCAACGTACAGGATCGGCTCTTTATCATCAGCGCTGACCTTGGACAAGCCTTTGATTACACTGCTATTTCGATCATTGAGCGGGTGATAACCGGCTACGGCGTTTTGGGGCCTGATCGCAGGGGCGAAAGGATGCTGTATCTGCGTCATATCGAGCGCACCCGGCAGGAGGAATACCCGGCTATTGTTGACCGGCTCATAGAGCTTTATAGAAGCCCTCAGCTGAAGGGACAGGAAAAGGCCGTCGTCATTGACTTCACAGGTCTGGGCCGTCCGGTATATGACATGATGCAGCAGGCAGGCTTCCGATACAGCTTGAGCAGCATCAATATCACAGGTGGTGCAGATGCCAATCAGAATAATGGTCACTATAACGTACCAAAGCGGGAGCTTGTCTCCAACCTGCAGATACAGCTGCAGAATAACCGTCTCAAGATTGCCAAGGGCCTCAAAGAAGCAAATGCGCTGATCGAGGAGCTGAGCAACTTTCAAACCCGGATCAGCGAAAGCGGACGTGATACCTACGGGGGCCGAAGCGGCATTCATGACGATATTGTTATGTCTGTTGCTATGGGAGCATGGCTTGCCTGCCGGAACCACCTGTATAGAATCGGGGACGACAAACATATGTGATACTATTTGTGACCTTAATGTCATAATGTCTTTATTGTCTTTTCCGTCTGAAACGTCATAAATGTCTTGATCCCCTGTAGGGATGGGAGCCGCTTCATCACCCTATAGGGGAATTCTTATGTCTGATCTGGATGGCCGTAAGAAACCGCTGCAGTCTATGCGGAATGAATCGGATTTTTGACCACAATTCTGACCACAATTCCTGCTTGTTTCAGTTTGTTTCCCTTGTCTTGTATTGGTCAAAGCCTTGCGTTTTCAGCTTTCTTTTCACTTCTGTTTTTCCCAATTCGTGCATTCATACAAATTCAAGTCCTGTTTCCCGCACTGAGATCCGGATAAAGTTTTTATCCGGATTTTTTTGTTTTTCGTGAAACATTTTCCCATGTCATTCGTATATTATAGTAGAAGGACGTATACATCTCCCGTCACGAAAGGAGTTTGACTGATGAAGCGTATCCTGACTGCTATGATGACCCTGGTTTTGCTGACCAGCCTGTTCCTGCCGCAGACCGCCGGTGCTTCCTCCTCCGGCTGGTATGTGGTGGAGAGCACCTCCCCCCGCGGCTATGCCTATTTGTACTCCGCCGCCAGCGACCGCGACCACCTCAGCCGCAACCTGGGCCGCTATGATAACGGTGCACTGGTCTATGTTGTGGATTACTACGGCGGCCAGGACGGCAAGTACAACTATTGCTACGTCCGCACCCAGGATGGCAAGGTCGGCTACATGCACGACTACTCCCTGCGCCGCAGCAGTTCCAACGCCAGCACCAGCACCAATAACAGCACCAGCAGCAGCGGAAACGGCGTGGGCTGGTTCCGCGTGGAGAGCACCTCCCCCCGTGGCTATGCCTATTTGTACTCCGCCGCCAGCGACCGCGACCACCTCAGCCGCAACCTGGGCCGCTATGATAATGGCGAGCTGGTCTACGTGCTGAATTACTACGGTGGCCAGGATGGCAAGTACAACTACTGCTACGTCCAGACTCAGGACGGCAAGGTTGGCTACATGCATGACTATTCCCTGACCGCGCTCTCCGGCAGCGGCTCCAGTTCCAGCTCCAGCAGCGGCTCCACCAGCCGTCCCAACACCAACGTCAACCAGTCCAGCCTGTCCAATCTGCCCAGCCTGAGCCACCAGTGCTGGGGCAAGGCCGCCAACCGCAGCCTCGCCGTATACACCGGTCCAGCCAGCAGCTACTACCGCACCGCCAAGGGCAACGCCACCATCGGCGGCGGTTCCACCGTGGCCATCTACGGGCGCGAGGGTGATTACTACCTGATCAAGTACAACGGCACCGCTTCCGGCACGACGGTTCCGCGCTTCTCCATGATCCATGTCAACCAGATGACGCCCCAGGGCAATGTGCGCAACCTGGTGTTCCATTATGTGCCTATCCGCATCGCCGACGGCGCACATGTCTCCGATTCCCCCGACTATGGCCATGAGTACGCCAAGATCAACGTCAACGGCAATTATGCCTACGCCCTGGCACAGATCCAGGATTCCGCCGGCCGAACCTGGGTGTACTTCGAGTCCACCGGCTATTCCACCACCACCGCCCAGCCCGGTTATGTATCCGTACGCGGCTTTGTGCCCCTGAGCGCCGTCAGCCTGCGCTGATCCTGCACGCCTTCCCTGCCGGATGTATACGCATCCGGCTTTTTTCATATTTGGGGAAGAATCTACCATTGTCATCCGTTGTATCAGCAGGAGGAATGCATATGTTCAGAAGAATCATCGGATGGCTGATGCTGTTTTGTCTGCTGTCGCTGCCTGCGCTGGCGGAGGATGACCCCTGGCCCCAGCCCTACACGGGTGAAATGGCAGGCACCTGGGGATTCAACGGCGGCGCGGAGGAGCACGGCGACGGCTTCCGCCTCAACCCCGACGGCACCGGCGTGTGCCTGGAGATCATCGACTATGAGCAGGTGCCGCTGCAATACCGGGAGTTGGAATATACCTTCACCTGGCGCGTGGAGCGCACCGCTGACAAGACCTATCTGCACGAAACCTACGCCGACGGTCGCCAGGTGACCTACGAGATCGAAACCTGGGGTGGCACCCGCATCCATATCCCCAACCACATCAGCGGCGGATGCTACTACCCCGTGCTGGACGAGGAGGCCCGCGCGTACCTGTCCGGCAAGGCTGAACATTCCGCCTTCGACGGCCTGATGATGGACTACCTGGACGGCACCATCACCGGGAAGATCGAGGCGGCTACCGGCCTGCAGGTCGGGGAGGTCTTCCTGCAAAAGGAGCAGGGCGTGTGGCAGATCGTCTTTGGCGTATGGGATGATGCGGGGGGCCTTGGGCGCTTCCTCCTGCGAGAGGACGAATGGCGCGTTTCT